GTGCCCGGCCCGATCATGCGCGGCACCAGTTCAACAATTTCCGGCAACGAAGCGTCCGGAGCATTGAGGATCGCAGCCACCTGCCAATCCGGCAACGCGGCAAGCGCCGTCTCCTGTACCTTTTCAGCAAGCGTGGTCATGTCCCGCCCCCAATCCCAGAATGTGCAGTTACGCGCCGCCCGCAGTGATCGTAAACGAAGTCACGTTGAACTGCTGGCCAGACGAAATGGACGTGTTGTCGAGCGTCATGTCACCGCCGCCGCCCGTGGCAGTGATCGTGCCCTGCATGTGGCAAGTGCCGCCCTGGTCGATACTGAAATGCCCAGCCGTGCCCGTTGCGTCAGCAGCAGCGTCCTGCCAAGTGCCCGCAAGAGCTTTGGAGCCACCGGAAGCAGCGGCCATCCAATCGCTCGGAAGCGTGATGGTCGCCAGCACAGTGCCCGTGCGGGCCGCTGCGCAGTTGCCCGGAACCGTACCCGTGCGAATGGTCAGGGTCGGAGCCGTGCCAATCGTGGTCTCGATAGCGTCGAGAGCCGCGTTACGTGCGGCAGTGCTGAACTGAAAAGGCATGTATCACCTGTTAATTAATCGCTGATTGGTTCTTCACGGACTTCTAGAATCAGCCCGTCCTTGTCCCGGACCGGAACGCGCCTCATGCGGCCCGGCTTCGGCAAACTCGCAACCGTCTGAGCGACAGTCTGCGCAATCGTGTTGGCAAGCACCTGAGAACGCCTGTTAGGCTCGTCCTCAATCGGCTCCTCGTTCACCTCGACAATGAGGCCATCAGCATTTCTGACCGGTACGCGCTTCATGCGCTTAGGCTTGGGAATGCTGGCAATAGCTTGGTTGACAGTCTGCTCGATTAGAGGCTTCACAACCTGTTCAACCGACTGCGCAACCGTCTGTTCAATGACGGGGATGGCACGCTCGACATTCTCGGCAACCATGCTGCCAACGTCCTGCGGCGTGACAGCGGGCGGCGGCGGAGCCTGCAACGAAGCCATGGCCAACGCATTTTCACGCTCGGCAACCATGCGCTCTGTTTGCGCCTTAAAGGCCTCAATTTCGGCCTTCTGAGCATCAATCTGCACTTTTGCCTGATCAGTCTGCTGCGATTGCTTCAATTGCTCATTCTCAGCCTGAAGCTGTTGGATGGTCTGCATTCCCTCTTGCATTTGCTGCTGAATTTCAGGTGGAATGCCTCCCTGCTCGCTGATCTGAGGCGGAAGCATCTTTTTCAGTCGCTCGGAAATTTCTTCCGCGTCTGGCCAGTCAAGGTTCTTCGCCAGCTTGTCACCAATGAGCGGCGCAAACCCGGGGACGGACCTAATCATTTCAATCATCTGCTGCGCTGTTTCTTCGCGGCGCGTGGTGTAAGAAGGCCCGGTATCGACAACCACGTCATAGCGACCGACGCCGAAGTCGTACGAGAGCGTAATGCCGGGGGCGACGCCTTCCTCGAACGGCTGCATTGAAGGCGGCTCTTCGCCGGGCATGCGGTTTCTCAGCTCGACAGACGCCGAACGGCCATCCTGCCCGAGAATGCGAACCATTTGGCCCGGCGTGTAGACATAGGGGATCAGGTCAACAAGAATGCGGCCCGCGTGCTGCTGGGCTCTGGACAGATTGTCAATGAAATGAAACGTAGAGGTATCGCCCTCACGCTGGCGTGCCATGATAGCCTTGCCGGAAGTCTCGTTGGACTTTGCCCCGAGAGAGGCGTCATACATGCCCAGAATGGACTTAATATCGTCGCTAGCAGCCAAAGCCTGAGAGATAGCCCCCACAGCCTGCCCGCCGTCCAAGGGCTGTCTCTGAGGGACCGGAGCGCCATTCGGAACGGCAATGTAAGGGTGAGTATGCGTGTTGACTGTTGCCCACTTGTCCGGCTCCAGCTCGAATGCACGCTCGTCGCCAATAAAAGGCGTCTTGGGAGCAAGCGCAACCAGTTCCGTTGCAGCCGACACCCAATAGTTCAGCCTGCGCTGTGCATCCTTCGCGCTGTGAATGAGGCTGCGGAATATGCGCTTGCCGCCGTCATTCAATTCCTCGCCGTAGACCGGGATAATCGGAATGAAGCACCCCGCCCAATCCTTCTCTTCCAGAACCTCGGCACCCGTCAGAATGCGCTGCCTGACCTTGTAGCCCTTGGTCTTGCGCATTTCGCCGGACGGCTCGACGCCATAAGGCATGAGCATTTCAGCCTGACGCGCGTAGACGTCCTCGAACATCACGCGACCGTCAGTCAGCTTGATCAGCGTCTTCTCGACCTCTTCGCGGGTCCAGTACTCCGCAACCATGACTTCATCGCCGTCAAGCCAAGGCTGCTCAATGGTGCGGTAGTCAGCCTCAAACCAGCCGGACGGTGCAGCACCTTTATAACGGCGCTTAAAGGCGTCCTTGCTCAGAAGCGTGGTGATGAAGGACGTATTCCAATCGCTGGAATCGGCGGCTTCCGAATACGGATCGCCCACCACCTGAAGCGGGTTCAGAACGCGATTGATCCGCAGTTCCTTGTCAAAGGCCTGATCGGACGCGTATTCGACGTCAATGCGGAAATAGCCGAAGCCACCAGACACAGCGCAATCAATGGCTGTATCATAGGCAACAGAAGCGTTTGAGGCGGTTTCAATGTTGAGAATGAGGCCGTCAAGAACCTGTGCAGTCTTCGGGTCTGCGAAGTTGTCAACAGGCTTTACGCGAATGCGCGGTCTGTTCTGACGGCTATCGTTGACTACTTGGCGGATAAAGGCCGGAAGACGCGGAATTGTGAGCGTAGGACGCCCCTGCCGCTGACGCAGGCGTGCCACGTCTTCCGGCCAATGCTCGTTAAGGCGCGCGAACAGGTAGTCATCGCGGTAGGTCTGGCGATTGTCGCTCTCGGCTTCAATGCCAAGACGATACGCCTCCTTAGCTTCGGCTATGATGTCTTTGTCAGACATTGAGCCTCCTTCCGGAAAGTGTCCGCTTCACAGCGGAGAAATGGTCAGGCTAGGCTTGTGGCTGCCACGATTTAGGCGCAAGCCTTACTTTACAGCCACCAAGAGGCATGTCCGCAGCCTTGGCACACGTTGCCCCGCATTCAACACATACGTATCCGGCCCGACCGAGAGGAAGCCTCTCACGCCATTCGTGGCCATCGTAGTTCTCATAATTCTTGTGCAGCCAATCTTTATAGCTGGCCAAATAATCAAGATATGCGTTTGTCACTATCTGAATTAACCTGCGGCCTTCGTAACTTTACCCTTCAGCGTCCAGCTATCACAAGCTTTGCGAAGTGCGGATACATCTTAAACAGTTCGGCAAAGGTGTATGTTTTCATGCCAGCCAAGCCCCTTGGGGGTGAAGGGTGCGCGTCACAACCCGTTTCTTCTCCCGTGGAGCCTCATACGCAATGCACATAAGCCCAAAGCTATCGGCAGCATGACTAGACCAATCATGATCTGGGCCAAGCCCGATGTTACGCGCCTCATCTCGCTTCTCATGATACCAGCCGATGGCGTCAAGCCCAGCCTGTGTGGTCTCTGCATTGAACCATACGCTCGGGAACAAGCGCCGCGCAGCCTCAATCCGCTTCATTGCAGCGCCGCGCCCTTGGTTCTCTATTGTAAGAGCCTTGAAACCGGCTTGGCGTATGTGATCCTCGAAGCGTATTCCAGTAATTGCGTTACCGTGGGCACCGTCATGGGGGAGTACACATAGGACACCGTCCCCCCACCGAAGTCTAAGCCATGCCAAATGGGCAGCGAGCGGCTGGCCTTGCGCTTCGTAGTAGTCGAGGACGCGGATTTCTCTTCCGACAAACTGCGCAACCCAGATAGCCGTCGCGTCATTGAAGCCGATATCCCAGAATGCCTTGACCTCCATGAGAGGATCTTTGGCAACGTTCCCGATCCGGCCTTGCTCACGCGCTTCCTGCAAATGCCTGGCGAAATAGGCGCCCGTCAAAACCGTGGCGTAGTCGCCTTCCCAGATGTGCGGATACTGATCAGGCTGGGCTCTTTGGCAGTCCAAACGCTCTTGTTCTAGCACGCTCGGGAACCATGGATTGTCCGACCAGTTGGCCCGGATCACGATTGACCCGGTAGGAGGATTGTCGCCTCTCAGCATTTGATCGACCGGATCACTCTTGCGCGTCGGATTCCAGCC